CTTATACATGGCAAAACGTCTTATCCTCCGAACCAACTTGGTTCGAGACGGATGTCGTCGTAATACCACTCAAAGACTTGGTATAAGTCAAGTGATGTTACATCCTTACGCAGCGCAGGGCGCTGTTCGATGGGACGCAGGCTTATCGCACCTTTTGCAAGGAGCGATGGGAAGTCCGGCAATTCTTGTTGAATTGAACTGGGCGCAATTTGGATAGGTAACCCAAACCACCGGTTTGTGGAGACTTGTTCGCGTTTAACACCGATTGACATAAGAGCAGTAAACAAAACTGCCTTATTTTCCAACAGATCAAGGATCCGTGTTGGTCTAGCGGGTTTCATACCAAGCCCTCGAAGCTTACAAGGTAAGCTTTGGGGAACAACTCCACTCCAGACCCTATATAGGATATGGAGAATAGGCCGCATAATGCGGCTTACCGCACGTCTATTATAGATGGAGTTCAGTTCCTTAACTGAACTACGGACGCATGAAAAGATGACAGTGGCACCGCGCAATTTAGAATTTGAATAAATTGTGTGGACCTTTGGTATACGAGGGGAAACCCTCATACCATGCCAATACATTTCGCCGCAAAAAACGGCAGCCGTGGGTGAAACCACGGTTTTGCGTTCGTTAATAGACCATCCGTAGGTAGCTGCTACTTCCTTGTAGGCGTCGATACTACTGGCCGAATAGACCAGATCGTCCCCGCAGAGCGAGTAACTTTTAATACCTGCCTGTTGAACTGCACAATGGTGCAGCAAGGAATTTAGCTCAAATGTACCTTTTAGGCCCATCAGCACCTTTTTAGGGGTGATTACTTTGCCATTTGGCATAGTAATGGGGAGATGGAAAAGATAGTCTCCCAACTCTGGAAGGCCTAAACAGACGAGCCCTTGGCGGAGATAACTAGTTTTTGTGTTATCTGAAAAGGCATCTAAATCTGCCGATATTATAACGTCACCGCTGCCAGGATTTCTGGCAGTTAATTTCTTAATGAAACGGTGCCCCTTAGACTGTTCAGTGCTGCAGTCGCCTGGGATCTCTCTCAGGCAAGCAGTTGCACGGGCGAACAGCCCTGTAGAATGTACAAAGGGTGAGTTATAAGGCACGATAAGCCTAAGCTTACCGCCCGCCTCGGTTAGTACGTGTACTTTACCATATGGTGGAGGTTTAAGAGCTGAAGGTAATCTACATATAGTGTTACCATAGGCATCACGCGATAATCGCATGAAATGCCCGCCAAACCATTCCGGAAGCATTGGAGTATCTCTCAATGCTGATGGCTTAGTCGATAGACTGTCAAAGTCTACGTACCGTGGTAGTGAATCCAAAATCTTAAGGTTAAATAACCTTGGAATTAAGGTTGGACGCTCATCCAGATCGGATCTACTCTGATCGTCAATGGAAGGTGGCTTATTATCGCCATCACCAGCGTCTTCCGGTTCAGCCTTAGCTGAGCCTGACTTATTTCCCCTATCGGATTCCTCCGACTGTGACTCAGTCACTCGGGTTTCAAAGTCTTGCAGACTCTGCTTGATTTGATTCACGGAACTAATTTTTATCATTTTTGCAAATGATA